TGGTAAAACATCAGAACCATTGTATTGAACATTAGTAAAAGCATAACCAACGCTTAAAAAGCCAGGTTTAGAAAAGAAATCCAGCTGTTTTCCTATGTGAAATTGGTCATCTGACCCCATCTTATCGTTCAATGTCATTCCGCCAGTAAAGTTTTTAATTTCAATAATTGGTTGTTTCAAGGTAGATTATTGTTTTAATTAATAAAAACTTGACCATCAGCACCACTCTTTACCTTATCATAATAAATCCTAAAATTTCTATAATGGACAAAGGTAGTAGTTACTTTTACCCATAACTCTATCATTCCTGGCGGAACAAAAATATCTTCTGAAAATGTAAACCAGTCTGAAGTCTGAAATCTTTCAGTTCCAACATCAATTCCATTATAACGAACTATACCATATGAAGTGCCGCCACCAGTATTTTTTAAATCAAACTTTACCCTTATAGTTCCTCCGTATATTAATTTAATAGACTTAACTTTAACATAAGAACTTGAACTTGTGCTTCCCTCACTATCTGCACTAAATCTCAAATTGTTAGACGCTATTAATTTTACACCCATAAAATCTATGTCTGTTTGAATTTTTAATTTGGTTGAACTTATCGCTATACCAACTAATATACCATAAGTCCCAGAAGCAGAACTAATTCCTCCTGCTGTATTAGACAAATAATAATAACTTCCAGTAGTTAACCCGCTAAAACCTTCAACAATACCAGCAATTTGAACTTTTTTAATATCGTTTGCATTTCCCGCTTCTTTAGCAAAACCAATAAAGTTATTTATCCTTTCGTCGTTATACGAAGCATTTGTCTTATAAACCTTCCCATCACTCGCCAAATAAACAGCATCGTTCACTGATATTGTTTCTCCGTAAGTAAAACTTTGAAGTATAGGATATAAAGCATCGTCTCTCAAATCATTATATTGACTTGCTAACGCATCATTTCCTGGCGAAACTTGAGATGATTTTGGATAAGCCATATTTTTAAATTTTTAATTTATGCATTAATAGTTATTTCGACCTCAAATGTTGAATCTTCTCCACTCGACTTTGTATAAGGTGAACCAAATAAAACTCTATTAAATAATTTTCCAGTGCTTATTCCAGCTAATCCATCAACAAAAGTTCCAAACTCATAATAAGTTCCATTTGGTAAAACAGCGTCTGAAAAGAAAAACCTTAACGTAACAATATTATTAACTACTTCTTGTGAAGATATTGGAGCTCTTGCAACTGGTGTTTCTAACTCTGTATCAGAATTACTTGGATTAGTTGTCCCCGTTCCAATATCAGCATGTGTTATATTTAAACTATAAGTATTTATACCACCTAATCTTTGAGCAATCAAATTTATTCCAGTATTATTTCCAGAAACAATTAAATTATCCCACCATTTACTTTTTCTTAAAACTTTTTTTGTTCCCGCTTTTGTAGTAATAACCCTAACTCTTCCCTTTAAATTTATTTGATGCTTAATTGTATTTTTCATATTATTTTTATGACCAAGTAAAGAATGACCATTTACCAACATTTGTTCCAGCCCCCCACTTATAAGGTGGAGAAGTTTTTGGCAAAACATTTAAAATATCCGAAAAAGTAATTCCTTCATTAAACTTATCAAATCTTTGCAAAACCTCATTAACCGCAATAGAAACATTCTTTTTATCTTTTGTTAACAAATCAACCATTATATCTGTAAATGTTACATCTCCTGAAGCAATCATAAATACCTCATATTCCAAATAATCACTCCCTTTTGCTTTTCCTATAATTCTATTAATTTTAAAACTTTTTGTAATACCCCTAATAAGGCTGCTAAGAATTATTTTTTGTCCTGTTTTTAAACCCTTTTTAGTTGTTTTAAATCTTGCTTCATAAACACTTTCTGAATATTTTTTAAGTTCAACTACCGCTCTATTTTTTGCTTCTTCAATACTATTAATACTTTTATCTATTATTACCTGTTGAAATTCTCCATAAGTATTAATTGAAACTTGATCTCTAACATGTGCAATAATTGGTATTAAAGCATCTCCATAAACTACAATTGTATCTCCGCTTGCTGGCGCATTTCTAAATTTAATAAATTTTTCATTAAAATTATAAAGTAAATCTACTGTATTTGGATCAGTTTGCTGATCTGTTCCTATAGTTTGAACAACTCCATTTTTTTTAATAGTAATATTATCATAACGATATGCTAATTGAAAAGTTTTTCTACTCCCATCTCCTTTATAAACATCAACCGAATCTGTTTCAGATATTGTTTTTTTATACTCTCCACCTCTAACAAAAACGCTATTTTTAAGATTTAAAACACTTTTAGTTATTTCTAATGTTGCCCATTCAAAATTTCCACTATTATCATCAAGTAAAAATGGGGCATATTCTGTCTCTTCATCAAAAAAATGGATATCTTTATCAGCATCTACATACCAATCCCACCCAATTTGATCAGCTAATTGTGTTAAACACCTACTAACTTGCTCGTAATTAAATTTTATTGATTTAATTACTGGTGTATTTATTTTAACATGATTAGTTGTAAATCCAGAAGTAAAATTATTAATTATATCTAAAACAATACTTCTTGCTGTTTGATTTTCATATGATTTTGTTACCAATAATTGATCTAATTTATGGCTCCAATCTTTACACTTAATTTCATACCCAATCAATCTTCCACCAATTACCTTTTCTTTTATTTCCACAATAAGTCCTCCAAAAATTTTAACACCATCTTCTAAAAGAACAACTTCATCATTTAAAGAAGGAATTATTTTATTTGGGGTTTTTTTAATTTCAAACTCAAGTCTATCAACCTCTTTAGTTAAAACTTCAGTTTTAGAAATAGTTTTCCAATCAACAATATTACTTCTATCAATATTATTTATTTTTAAAACTAAACTCATAACTTTAATTGATATTTAATTTCTTTTGCTAAAATATCTCCAAACTTTTTTGCTATTTCCGCATCAGTATAAAAATCACCTTGAAGGTAAATATTAATCCCACCAATACCGAAACCTTTATTTAAAGGAATAATAGCCTCTGGTCCAGCTTCTCCAATTAAACCTAAAGTTGGTTTAGTAACAATTCCACCTTCTTGAAACCCTAAAACATTTTTTACTTTTCCAACTGCGCCTTGCACCCCAGAACTAATAGCTGATGGAGCACTTTTAACTGTTTCCCAAGCACTTTTTACTAAATTTTTTAATTTTTCTACTTGATCACTAACCCATTTTACCTTATCCTCAAACCATTTAATTATATTTTCTTGAAACCAATTTACTAACCCCTGCCAAGCATTTTTTAAAATTTCTGCAAAATCTTTAAAATATTCTTTTAATTTTTCCCAAATTTTCCTTACTTCTTCATACACCCAATAAATTCCAGCAATAATAGTCGAAATACCAGTTACAAAACCAGCAAAAGCTGCTCCAACTAAATCAATAACAGTTAAAACTGATAAAAATGCGCTAACCAAAACTATACCAACAACATATGCTAAAAATTTCAATGCAGGAATTAGATATGGTTCTATTAATTCAAAAAGAGGTTTAAAATAATTATTATAAAGCCACCCAATTACTTTTGAAAGATCATTAAACCTATCTTTTACAAAATTTATTGAAGGTCCAAAAATCTCATTAAATGTTTTTCCAATATCATTTATTAAAGTTTTAAACCTATCAAGTAGATTATTTATCCCTCCTTGAGAATCAACCCATGCTATTATTTTTTCATTTATTTTTTTAAAATATTCAGCAAAAGGTTGACCTATAATCTCCATCACCTCGCCTCTATATTGTTTTAAAACTTCTCCTGTTCCTCCTAATGTTTTAGCATATTCTTCTGCCTGTCCTTTAACCTTTTGAAAAACCGCTGCCAATATAGTTTCTTTTGATGCGTGCTCATCAACATCAATCCCGAACTGCTTCAACAACCTTCCTCCTCCTTGAAACGCTGTAATAAGTGATGTGGTTGCTTCTTCTAAACTTATTCCTTTATATCTTGCTAAATCCATTGCTGCCTGAAACGCCTTAAAAGCAAACTCAGCATCTCCAGTCGCTTGAAATAATCTCGCAATTGAAACAGCTGCTATATCATTATCAAATCCTAACCTCATTGCAGCATTAGCTGTTTCTATAATTCTTTCTCTATACGCTTGTAAATTAGGTGGTAAAGTTTTAATTATAGCATCAAATTTTGCTGCTTGAATTTCTGCATCTTTAAATGCTTTAATACTACCTGCAATTGCCACACCAGAAATTGCAGCCATTGCTCCCGCTAATATTCCAGCTTTTAATCCCGCAAAATTTAATGATCCGCCCAAATCTGAAGTTTCATTCGAAAGTCGTCTTAAAGCTGATGAAGCATCATCTTGCACCTTTACCAATATATTAAGTTTTGATGTTGCATCTGCCATTTATTTTAAAATAAATAAAATCAACTAAATATTTTTTTCTTTCATTCTTTTTTTTATTTCTTCTGCTTCAGCCTTTAACATTTCTAAGATAATATCGATAAACCAACTTGGTTGATTTTGATATTCTTCGAAAGTCCAACCAAATTCTCGACATATTAAAGCTGCAATTTGCTCTTCTTTCAATTCGGCATAACCTAAGGCGAAATAGCGTTGCCAAATATAAGCTATTTCGCCTTTTGAAAATTTCCACTTCCTACCTTATTTGCTTCATTCACTATAAAATCATAATCTTCCGGCAGACTATCTAAAATTCTTTCTAAAATATTATCCTTACTCCCATCATAAGATACAACTGTCAATTCAATTACTTTTCTTTCTATTTTTTCAACAATAGATCCTGGTATTTCTTTAATAACTGGTGTTTCTCCTTCAGCCTCAATTTTCATTTCGTTTAAATAAATATTTCTCAATTCATTCCTTTCTCTTGCGGTTAAATACGTTTTTAACTCAACCTCTTTTCCTGAAGGTGTTTTTATTTTTTTTGTTTCTCTATTATTCATATTTTTTAATAACTTGCTACTGTATTTGTTAATACACATTGAAAAAGTTTGCTATCTGATAAACTATAAAAAGCTTTAAACCCAAGAGTTTGCATTACCAAATCACCTATTGGAGTTGCCCTTGTTATCTCATTAAATTTTACCTTTGCTAAATCAATCGTTAATCTTGGATTAGATGAATTTCCAATAGTTACAGCATTATTAACTAAATCAAACCTCAAAGCTCTAGCATTATCATTTAAAGCTATATTCTTAAAAGTAGTCTCATTTTCAAAAACAGCCTCTATCGATCCGTTACAAGAAAATTGCTTATTAAGTATATCTGCTGGATCAACCGAACCTAAAACATCATCAATCTCTAAATTCTTTTCAAATTTTAATGTAGCAGATTTAATATTTATTGCAGAAGCACCATTTAACCCACTCAAATTATTAGCTATCTTAAAAATAAAATCCTGCGGTCTAAATGAATTCTCTTGAGAATAAGAAGCAGTTAAACTTGCTGTAACACCTTTTTTTGATTTAAAATTAGCGGTATAATTAACAAATTTTCCTCTCTCGTATTTTATCTCTAAACTTTCCAACATTGCTAATGCAAATTGATAATCTTGCCACGGATCGTCTATAGATAAAGTTAAAGAAGGATGTTGAGCTGAATTCAATAAACTAAATGTATGATCATAAACTGTAGATTCACCACCTTTCAAAGAAGAACTAACAGAACCAAATAAAGATAACAATATCAAACCGAAACTTCTGTCTTTAATACTACCACCAAAAGAACCTTCAGCCCATCTTTTAACAATTTCAGCATTTACTGAATCAGCAATCACCCCTACAGAAACATCATCTATTGCTTGCTCAAATTTTTCTTGCCAATCTAATTCTGTTTTTAATAACCAATAAGTTGGTGAAACCGCTGTTCCCCTTGAGGTTTCTTTACCAATACCAAGATTTACTAATCTTCCTATTGCTTTTGTCATATAATTTATTTTTTATTTTTTTTAAATTCTCTATATTTTCCTTCTGCCTCTTCTAAAGATGAAGCCTGACAACTAAATTCAGGATAACCATCTTGAGGAGGAAAGAAAAAAATATTTTCGACCTTTGATTTTATTTCTTTTTCTTCTTGCATTTTATTTTTATAATTTTTTATCATATTTTTTTTATTAATTCAAAGTTTTTACTTTATGAACCTTTAAAGTAACAATTGCCACTGCAATTGTTTTATTTCTTTTTACAAAATCTGAAAATCCAGATATAGCTGGCTCAACCCAATCTGCTACTCCTCCCAAATCTTGATCATTGTCAAATATATCTAAAATAATATCAACCACTTCTCTTAATTTTTCATAAGCTTCTTTCATTCCACCAGCTGCTTCAACCTCTTGATAAATATAAATCTCAAAAGGATAAACTCTCATATTTTCTTTTGTCGATAAATAATCTGACTCATTTCCAGATTCAATTAATTCTACCACAGGATAATCTTTAAATTCAAACTCTAAAGGATTTATTTTATACCCAATTACTTCTTTTAATGTATCACCAACTAAACTTTCTAATTTATTTTTTATTGCTAAATGAATGCTTACAATTGACATAAAATTATGTTTTAGCAATTTCTTTTAAAATATTATCTCCTGCGTCTTTAAAATGTTTTAATATTTTAGGTTCAGCTAATTTAACCATTCTTTCAAGAAACCTATTCGCTTGTGTTCCAGGATGGTTAACTTTTTTAACTGGATATCTTGCCCCTTCCCAATAAAGCGCTTCCTTAATTCTTGGTAAAATCAAATGTGGTCTTGTCCCTTCGTGAACATAAATTGCATAATTTACATTTGGATAAATTTTTGCAAATAATTTTCTAATTTCAACTTGAAAACTTTGAGCTAATCTACCAGTTCTCCAAGGAACAATACCTCTAATTGCAACTTTTTGTAATTCTGCTGCTGAAGCAATAATTGCTTTTTGTAGCCATTTTACTGAAATTACTGGATATCTTTTTAAATTAAAAATTAATTCTTTTAAATTTTGTATTTTTACTTCTATTGTTGGCATTTTTTATCTAAAAATTATCCTTCTATATTTTTCTAATACTATTTTATCTTCCTCTTCTAAATGGTCAAACCAATTTATTGTTGCATCACCAATTGTTTCACCTGATTTTCCAACATCTTCTCTCCTTTTAAATTGTTTAATAACTAACCTTTCTGCTAAATTTGAAATATCAAAAGGTAAATTATGCTTTGTTTTATCTGTTTCATTCCCAAAATCAATCTTATATCCTGCGGTATAAGAAACTCTAATATTTCTAAAACCTCTTGGTAAATACCCATAAACATAAATTATTCCCTCTTCCTCTAAAAGTTGATAACTATCTATATTAAAATCAATCCAAAAAGGTGAAGAATTTGTTCCAGAATTATATTGAAATGAAATTAAAGAACTAACTGGAGTATTTTTTAAAATAAGATATTTTTTTTCTCCGTTATTAATTCCACCTAATATTGATCCATTGTAAATCTCATTAATATAAGTATTTTCTTTAAACCTTCTCCCACAATAAGATTCAATCCAGTCTGTTATTCCATTAATTATTTCACTTAAAACAATATCAAAATTTGTTGTTGTTATTCCTAAACGATTTTTTACTCTTTCTAAAGTTGTTAATTTATGATCTACTATTCCCATAATATTTTGATTTATATTTTTTATATTTTTTTAAATTATCTTTCTGGCTTTTGCCCCCCACAAGGAATAGGGGCAATAAGTCAAAAAGCTAATTAACTAACTATTAACTGGCTGTTGATAAGCACGTCCAAGCAAAATCTCAACTCCAAAAGTAAAAGAAGGTGAAGTTCCACCAATAGTTCCTACAGCCCTTAAATATCTTTTTCTTGGTGTTCCTCCAATTCCCTCAATCTTTAAAACTTGAGAATTGTTGGCTGCTGTAACCTGAGTAAAAGTTAAACCAGTTACATCAGTATAACCTGTAGTTGGATTATCCGATTCTTGAATTTTTACATCAAGAGTTGGTGAAGTTCCAGACACTGCTCCAACTTCTAATACTGCTAATGCACTATTATACCCTTTTGTGTCAACAGCAGAACCAGTTTGGGTAGTTGTCGCAGTAACAGGCCTAATTGTAAAAGCAGCTTTTATTGCGCTATACAAATCTCTCATTTTTTTAGAAGCTTAATTATTTTGTTTTTAAGCTCCTTACTCGCTTTTAGGACTTGACAGCCGAACCAGTTTCGACCTTTTTCGGTTGCTGTCGCAACCTCGATAACTGGCTCCAAATACTCTTCGCCAAAAGCTTTAAAATCATCTTCAGTCAATTCTATAATTTCACCCACTTCCCTTCTAACTCCCCAAGCAATCGGTTTTTTAACTTTATATTTTTTCTTTTCCATAAATACAAACATTAAATTAAAAATTAATTTTATATTTTGATGGCTGAGAAGTTGGGGGCGCAACTCTCAGCCTCAAAATATAATTTATTCAATACTGTTATGAAGCAGCAGTTCTTGCTACTACCAATGCTTGATAAAGACCAACAGATAAAGCATGTCTGTGTGTTCCTCTTAAAGCAGTTTGGTTTGCAGCAAAAACATTTTTTCCTCCAACAGTTGCACTATCAGATTTTGCAATTGCCAATTGTCCTCTGTCTCCATAGAAAACACCAGCTTTCAAATTTCCAAAAACCAAAAACTTGGTAGAAGCAGCACTATCAGAAAGCGCTGGTAAATGTCTAGTTGTATAAACTGGATATCCCCAGATATAACCAGCTGGATTAATTCCTTGAGCTTTTTCATAGGAGACAATAGGAGATTGAAAACCAATTATATAATTTCCTGCAGTATCTTTTCTTGTTCTAATACTATGCCAAAGTGTTCTATGCATATAGAAAGCAGCATTAGGTAAAATTGATTCTTCTAACTGAGCAATCAAATTTGAACAATCATCAAGATCAATTTGATTGAAGTTGGTTTTTCCGCTTGCTAATGTAACAGTTGTTACATTATCATCGTTCAAAATACCAACAAAAGGAGAACCATTTCCCTTAAATGCCTCTTTATCAATTCTATTTGCCAAACCTTCAGCAATAATACCAATCAACCAATCAGCTAAATTAACCGAAGCATCAGCTAATAATGCATTAGAAACCCTAAAAATAGTGTTCCAAGTTTTAACTATCAATCTAGCATCGCCAAAAGATATAGAAGTTTCTTGAGCTTCAGTATCTTCTCCATAATAACCTCCCTCAAGGAATGCTCCAGTATATCTAGGAACTTCAAGCTCATCAGTCTTTAAATCAAATTTTGTTGCTTGTTCTAAAACTAAACCAACAGAAGCCGCAACCCTTTGAATTCCAGCATAAACTTCAGTAGGAACTAAATAACCTCCTAAAGGATTTTCGCTTTCGATTAAAGGAGCTTTTCTGCCAATGATAATATCCTTCACATTTTGAGCAAATTGAATTTTTTGCTCATCTGAAAGTCCAGATTTATCATTGCCATATAAAGCCCTCTCTAATCTCATTTGAGCAACAATTTTTTTTGTTTCTTCAGCAACAAGAGGACTAACAACTTCTTTCAACTTTTGTTCAAAAACCCTATCGACAGCTGATGTGAACTTTGTTTCTAAAAGTTCTAAAGTTTTCTCATCCATTTTATTTTTTCACAGAAGATTTAATCTTTTTTTTAAATTTTCTTAAACCCTCTTCTGTGATTATATCTATTTTCTGCAAGATTTGACGGAAGAAAAGCCATTCTTCCAGTTCTTTTAACCCTGCAGGTTCTCGACCTTTATTTGTCCCAGCCCCGGACTTGTCACCCTGGAGTTTTTCCTCCAAGATGGCATTTGATTTACTATTTAATAAATCAATTATTCTTTTTGAGTGTTCAATAATTAATTCATCTATTTTTGATTGCAATTGCGTTAATTCAGCTCCAACTATTTCAGTTAAATTATTTTTTTCTTGTTTTTCTGATTTTTTATTTTTTTCAACCCATGCTTCTGCCTCGCTTAAAGTCCATTTTTCTTTATCAAATAAATATCTTTGAACTTCAGTTCCTATTTGGCACTTCCCATCTTTATATTCTCCTTTTTTACATCCGATTGTAGCTTTAATTCCTTGTTCTTGTGAAATATCAATTGTTCTAAAAGATTCAGAATCAAAATAATCAGGATCTTTAACTCTAATAATAATATAATTTCCTTCTGTTTCTGGTTCTGGTTTTTGTCCTATTTCTGGTGATTCTTTATTATTATCTTTTGTCGGAAATATTATTCCTTTAGTTATCATAGTTACCGTATCAATACCAGAATTTTTCATAATTGATAAAGCAAAAGGATTAGCAGGAACTGGCACAAAAGACCATTCTAATAATTCAGCTTTTGTAATAATATTTCCGTTTCTTTCTTTTTCTATAAAACCAACAGATGTTGCTCTTTGAAATCCTAAATCATAGAGTTTTCTTACTTGTTGAGCAAAAGGATTAGCATCTGCTGGAGCAAATCTTCCTGAAGCTATTAACTTTCCATCTTTTATTTCAATATTATCAGTTATTCCAATCGGCAATTGAGTATAATCATGAGCCCATAATACAATTGGATTTGCTTTATAAAAATCAATATCCCAGCCTTTAGGATCTAAAACTTCTCCTGTTCTATCAATATCACCAGTTGAAATTATAACCTCAAATCTTCCCGAATCTTCAGCTTCTTTTATTTTAGACATTATTTCTTTAAATTCTTTTGTTTTTAATTGTTCTAAAATTTTTTCTTTTATTTCGTTGCTTAATTTTTTAAAAGTGTTTTTTAATTCCATTTTTTTATTTTATTATTTATTTAAATACGACTTTTTTATTTAGGAAGTTCTGGTTCTACTATTATTATAATATCATTAAATGTTAATATTTGCACGCCCCCATAATTAACCTCAATTTCACCATAATATTTTCCAACCTCATCAAAATCGCCCTCTTTTACATTATATTTGCACTTTCCTTGATTTGCGTCAATAACCGTCATTCCACTAGAAAATTTTAATGAATTTGAATCTTGTTTTTGAACTTTAAATAATAATGTTGCTCCAGTCAAATCAAGAGCTGTCCCATCTGATTTTTGTAAAGTAAAATTAAGATCATATCCCTTATCACCTTTAATAACCTTTATTTCTATCATATTTTTTGACTAATTATTTTATCTTCTATTTTATTTTTTAAAGTATAACTTGTTTTAAATCCTTTTGCAATAAAATCCTTTTTTAAATCTTTTAATATAAAATTAATCTTAAATATATTTATTATTTTTGATCCAATATAATAAATACTTTTTAAAATAAACTGCTTGGAATAATAAATACTATAACTTTCATCATCAAACACTGTTTTGTCAAATACTGTTTTATCAAATACTACTTTATCAAACATATTTTTTTATTTTTTTTTGGAATTATTATCTAATTTTTCCTTTTCCTTTTTCTCCAATTCCTCTATAAAATTCAACACTCCTATTATTTGTTGCTGTCTTGCGGATAACTGGTTTATCATTTGCTGATTTTTATTAAACTCTGCCACCAATTCCTCTTTCTTTTTTTTAAAATCTTCCATATTATTTTTAAATTTATTTTATATTGACCTTTATTGATACGATAATCCGTTTATTGTTTTAATGTTTGATGCATTTATCCCATTTATTATCTTAATTCCGCTTATTGCTACACCATTTATTGTTTTAATAACTCCTTCTGATACAGCTGTATAATAATTCCTTACAAACGGCTGGGATAAATAAACATAATCCATCGTCTCTATATTTACACTGCTTTTGCTCGGCACATCTACAAATGGCTGGGCTAAAAAAGCATAATCCATTTTTTGAAGTTCTGTTGGTGATATCATATTATTTATCTTTTAATAAATCTATACCTTGTATCTCTTTTTCTATTATACTTTTTTTTGATACTAAATCGGAAATCTGGCTTTCTATCAATTCTATCTCTTTTACTTTATCCGCCATAATACTATTTTTTAAACTATCAATCATATTTTTAATAATTGTCTTTGTTGGCACTTTATCAAACTTAAATATCTGGACTTCTCCATTTCCCATATCTACCCAAACCCTTGTTTTTCCTGTTATATCTTTTTCTGTTCTTAAAATATCGTAAAGCATAATTTTTTTTATTATTATGATTGTGTTATTTCTAAATCGTCCACCCAAACTGACCAAGAACTCCCACCCCACGCTTGAGCTTCTATCTCAACCACTCCTGCTTCTGTCGGAGTAAAGCTTATTGATAATTGCTCCCAAGTATTAGCTGACGCTGTCATATCAGCATAAACATCACTCCCAACACCTGCAATCTGTCCTCCTTTACAAATCAACCTGCCTGTTATTCCAGTATTGTTTCTTCTAAACCAAGCCTTTACTGTCACTTGTTTATTAGCCTCTACCGCTATTCTTGCTATTACAAACCCAAAAGGATAATCGCTTGCCCTATTTGTAGAAATAACATCCATTCTCCAGGCAATACCGCTATTAGTATGCCTTGTAGATGTATCACTATAAACCCGTCCTCCAT